GTCCGCTATAATTTACGCGCAAAAATTCAGTATTTGATTCCAGGATACCGAATTTTCCATCTGCCGCTTGATAATTCATCCTTCTCATTATCCAATCACTTAATTGCAACAATGGCACGTGTTTGCTCATGACATTGTTGTCATCTCCTAGTACATCTATATCATCCATCTGGATTTGTTGCCCACTTATTGCTAATAATATTTTCTGTGTTGCATGTGCAGCTGTGATACTAAATGCGTCTCCACATATACTTGTTAGATATAATCCTGATGGTAATCCACCTGTAACATCAAACACTTGATCTTTTTCAACACTAATTATTGTTGATTTGTAAAATGATTCTCTCACATTTTGAACTATTTCTTCGAATTCTGCATCTATTCCACTTATATTGTTCCTCGCATCATTGGCTATTATCTCGAACAATTCCACAAGATCGTTTGTTGATATTTGTCTTTCAAAGCCTCTGTAATCCCATGGCATCCCGAAATAACCCATTGCCATTTTCTTGATTATATTGTACATGCGTTTTATTTTTTGTTGATTGTTTTCATTCCTTGTTGTATAAGGCCAATTTTTGTAAATACCTCCTGTTAAATAAACAATCCATGCCATCTTCAGATATGTTTCCAGATCACTGCAAACAGCTATCCTGACCTTGCCAATTCGTTCTTGACAAAAGCCGTTGATGTTTGCGTTTCCTTAGTTTTGCACATTGCTTCGATATCGTCAATTGTCAGTGCGTCTATCACCATGTTCTTTCTGCATTTTACTTCTTTAACTTTTCCTTGGTATTCTATCTCTACTTTGCCCACACTTGATGAACCTGCAGTTAACCAAACTCCGCTTTCAAGATATTGTCTGAATGTCATATATTTTAAGTTTTTCGTTGGACCATTGAGTATCTTTGCTGCCCACTCTTTAAACGTGATAAACATATCATGAAACAAGCCACCTGTTGCTAGCTCTTCTGTATCTTTGTCTGCATCATAACCCGGCCATGGCAATAATCTGTATCCTGACAAGCATCCTAATTCAACAAAGTAACGCCACAATTCGTCACATGAATGTGACTTTAAATATGACGATATTTCTTTTGTTAACACGTCCCAACCGCTTATCTGCAATTTGGCTAGATTCTGTATTGTCTGTTTACACTCCTCAGGCACTGTGCAGTAATACCACGTTGTAATTAACGTCTTGACATAGTTATCACCACGCATGCTCATTGCAAATTTAACTGCATCGCTACCAAAACATTTGAAGACATCATAAAACCTTGTTCTCCTTATTGCTTTGTCACCTTTAACCCTGAATGGCCAAATATCTTTAGCCTTCATTTCGATCTCTTTTGTATCGCCTTTTTCAACTAATGACATTATTTCTTGTTCTAACACTAAACTATCTTTCCCTTCTGACACTTTCAACCTCATACTATCCCATGCATCCTGTATCTGATCGTTTTCACTTAGCCACTTTTCGATTTTTCCATTAATATACTTGTTTGTGTCAATCTTCTCCAATAATCTTGGATCTGGGATAAAACCCCCCTCTTCCCGAGGTTTGAACGCAACCGGTATATTTGAATCTATCAATATTAACCTAGTTAGAAATTCTTTACTGTCGCAATTTGATATGCTGTGTCTGATACACCACATCAAAATGTCAGGATCTGCTTTGGGAAATAACTCCTTGATCATCACGTTGCATTTTGCAACATCCCCCATTGTGATGATCTTGTCTATTTTGCTTCATCGTCATATGTTAATTTCTCCGCAACTGGTCTTGTCTCTGTAAATGATGTAACAATTGCTGGACTTGTTGTTGATGTCGAAGATGTTGATGTTGTCGGCGCTGGTGTTGTATCAGCATCTTTTGGTTCATCTTCTTCTGTGTATGCATCAGGATCACGTGTTTGTTGTTTACCTGGCAACAAATTTATTGGTTTTCCTGCTTCACCTGGCATCAATAACCTTGCACATCTTATTGTTGTTTGACCTGTCATTAGGTCTGTGAACAGTGAAACTTCGCCTGGTGCATTGGCTGATATCCCTACAACTATCCATTGCCATGTTCCGTTTTGTT